GCAGCCCCTCGGCACCACTTCCCGTTATTTCGTTACTTAGCGAGCCAGATCAGTACGTCAGGTACCTGAATAGCCGTGACAGCGATCAGTGCGAGGGTTGCAATCGTGCTGAGCAGGTTGTTCAGCAATTCCCTGCCACCCCGTTGGGCTGTTTCGTTGGTGCGCTGCATGGTTCTCTCCTTTCAGTGGTTGCCGGTTGCAGCCGGCTTCAGTTGAGGCGGTACGGTTTTCCGTCTTCGATCACATAGAAGTTCACATCGCGCAGTCGATACACACCACCCGGCCCGCCATGCACTACATAGTTGTCGTAGGGCGCTTTACTGACTCGAACTGGGAACAACTTGTCTGTCTGATGGGCGTAATCGCTGGTCTTTTTGAGATGCGCATAAAGCTGCTGCCCGCTTGGGCGACAGCCGTCAGGGCCGTGCGCCGCCTCGAAGCCAAGCCATGCTGAACGGGTTTCAATGTGGCCGTACTCAGCGTCGTTCTCTGATCGGGCCAGGTCATAGCCGCGTGGCTTTGCCCATTCCTCGAATGCGAAAAGCATTTCGAGGTCCTCGAGGTTCTGCATTGGTTTAGTCGGCATGGTTCTCTCCTTTCATGGTTGATCGGCGTGGGGTTGCAGCCCTACGCATTAAAAATCCAGCACTTCACGATGGGTTGCTTGGTGACGACGGCGTTGGAGTGCTTGGCCTGGTGGGCACGTACCGCACTGTCGGTTGCCTTGTTCGTGTCAATCAGCTTCCGAGAGCGGGAATCTTTCAGGCGGTCCCTCAATTCGCTGATGTCGGCGACCTTCTGGCGATGCTCGGCCGCGCACTTGACGAAGTCGTTGAGGTTGATGGCGATGGTGTTGTCTTTCTTGCTGTGATTGACCACCGGCCCGTCAGCGTCGAGACCTTCGAGGTACTCGTAGACCTCCCAAAATTCAGCCACTACCGGGTGATCCGAGCTGATTGAGGACTGACGCTCGATCGCCATGCGGATGATTTGGGTTCGTGTGTGGCTGATTTGCGGCTCGCTGAGGGGTACGACCAGGCGCAGGCAGTCGAGCAGGGCGAGCAGTTGAGCGTGGTTCTTGTTGATCCGCTCGACGCGGATATAGGCGCGCAGCTTGTTGCCGCAATGGCCACAGTGATCCTGCTCAGCCTTAAACGGCGTTTCACACGCAAAGCAATGGCTGTGAAGGGTGCGTAGCTTTGCCTCGTAGCCGGGCATGCGATGGGCGAACAGCTCCATCACTTCTGATTCTTTGCGTACCGCTTGCAGCAAGAAGTTGCTGAGCTTTGTGCCCTCCAGTGAGTTGAGAAGATCCGCCGCCGCGCGGCTTTCGGCTGTGACGGTGGGCCGCACAAAGTGCAGCTTCACAATCCGCGTCATGATCGCCTCGGAGGCTACGACCGGAGCGTTCTGACTGATGGCGATGGTGGCGCGGAAGGGTGGCTCGTAGGTTTCGTTGCCAGCGGTTTTGACACCCTTGGTTGCGAGCGTGCCGCCGCCGTAGTAGTCCTTCAGTTCATCCCATTCGAACGTTTTGGCGTGCGCCTTATCGTCGCCGCTGCGATCCGACTCCAGCAACACGACGGGCATGCCGGAGATTTGGCCCATCAAGCGGCTACGGCCGGCTTTGGTAGACTTGGATGGGTCGAAGCCTTCGTACCCTTCGCGGCCCAGTAATTTCCACAGCAAGGTGAGCAGGGTGGTTTTGCCCGCACCGGCTTCGCCCGTGGCTTCGAGGAACGGGAACGACTGGTACCGAGCGCGAATCTGCTCGGCGAACAGCGACCCGAACCAGAAGGTCAGGGCGACGGTGCCCTGGGCGCCAAAGCATTGCCAGAGCAAATCCAACCACTGCGAGTCGTAGTCTTTGGCGTCCCTCTGCAGGGCGATCTTCACCCCTTTCTGCAAGCTCTTGAGTTTCAGCTTGCCCATCTCGAAGAACTCCTCTTCGTTGATGGAGATGAGCTGGCCTTCCCGAACAGCGATGTCGTTGAACACGTAGCAGCCGTACTCCCTGCTGTAGCCGACGTAGTCGATGGTTTGAACGGTTTTGATGCCGAAGAGCTGGTCTTTCATGATCTTGTCCAACTGTTGTCCACTACCGGTGAACACGGCCCCGGCGCCCATGCCGAGAAGTCTTTTTTTGAATTCGCTGGCCGCTGCGACCTGGCCGCCGGTGAAGGTGTTTTTCACCGAGCCACCGTCATGGGGGAAGTCGACGCGGAAGAAGTACCAGGACTCGTCGGTGATTTCGTTGCGCTGGAAGTACAGGGCCTTGGGGTAGCAGTTGGCGATCTCGACCACACAGCCGGACATTCGCAGCGCCTTGGCGCGCCGAGCCTTGTCGTTCAGCTGTTGGTCTTCGTGGTTATCACTGGCATCAAGTGCCTGCATGGCGCTGTTGAACTTCGAAATATCCAACTTCCACCAGTACAGGCGGGAGTCGAAACCGAAGTGAAACTCTTCGCGCTCGCGCCACTGGTACATGAGCAGGGCTTTCTCCACGGCGCTTTCTGCGATCAGCAGGGCACCGTGATGCTTGGCGTCCTCCAGCTCTTTGTCGATCCGCTGGGTACGGGCTTCAACGTCGTCCATGAACGCCCAGCGCTGATGCAGATCGTTCCAATCCACTTTTCGAGAGTCGGGCTGTGGGATCTGTGCTGCGTCGCAAGTGAAGCCAAGTTCACGCGCCTGGCGGACCCACATGCGGGTGTATTTGTGCGCCCCTGGTTCGTTGTCGAGTGCCCACACCAGCTTTGGTGTCTTCCCGCCGCGAGCGGTGAACAGGGCTTTCAGCGATTCCTCTGGATAAGCGTTCGAGGAAAGCGCGGCAACGGCGGGAATACCGTTCTGCACCAGGGCGATGGCATCGAAAACGCCCTCTACGATCCACAGCTCGTCCACCTGTAAAAGATCTACGCAGGGTGGTACCCACCAATAGCCCTTGTAGCTTTCGCCAGGCTTGAAGCGCGCTTTCTTCTTGCCGAAACGGTTTGGCTTATCGATGAGCCGTTCCCAATAGCCGCCCTTATCGAGTGGAAAGCGAACGGTGGCCGATCCGATGTTTAGGTCTCGGTCAAAGTAGTGTTCCTGGGTGTACCAGCCTTCAATCATCCCTACGTCGAATCCGCGGGCGAAGGTCAGGTAGGCCTTGGCGCTTGCTGCGGGCTGATCGTCGGTGGCTGGGGCGCGTTTGCTCCAGTCGTCGAACAGGTCGCCATACAGCTCTTTGACCGGTTCCATGTAGCGGCATTTCTGCTCGCGACCACAGCGGATAAACCACGGTTCGTCGTATCGGGAAAACAACCGTCGCTGGTTGCACTGAGGGCAGGTGCCTTTGCGCATGTATTGAGTGCCGGCCATGTGCTGCAGACCAAAATCGGCCTCCAGGCGCTGCAGCACATCAGCGCGCAGCTGGTGATCCATGGTCTTCACTGCGCACGCTCCACAGCATCGGTGTCGAGCTGCTTTTTCAACTCGCAGCGCGTACGGCAGATTCCAGCGAGGTAAGGCAGGTCCTGGAGAACTTTGGGTCCCCGTTGGCTGGCTGGCACGTTCCGGTAGCGATCGGAGTACCAAAGATCAGCCATGGTGACTTCGTACTGGCTGTTGAGCCATTGCAGATACTTCTTCGCCTGCTGCTCGTCCAGTTCCAGTTGGATGGTGATTTTGCTCATGTCAGCCGCCAATAAGTTGCAGTTTCCCCTTACCCACGAGAAGCGGGCATACGAAAGGGGAGAGTTGGGTTAGTTCGAGGTGTCGCGGGAGGTCAGCAAGCGCGCTGGTAAGAAGCGTGCCGGCACGGGGTATCGCTTCTGTGTTTGGGTATCCAGCAGCCAGACCAAATAACGGAATGCGCTACTTGCCGGATAGATGCCCAGCCGAGCCACACGCTTTATTGTCATGCTCTCGAATTCGGTGACCGCCAGCTCGGCGATGCGCTGCACCAGGTGCTCAGGTACTTCGAGTGACTGGGCGAGGTAACGTTTGCAGTTTTCAATCAGCTGGCAATCTCCGGACAGGTGTTGTCCTTGTTGGCGATACAGGTAGGCCACGGCCGCTTGCTGCATGGCGGCGCGATAGTCATTGGTGGGATTGATCGTCAAGGTGATGGCGTTCATGCGTATTCAACCTCCATATCGAGTGAGTCCAGCAAATCAGGCTGATCGTCCTGGGATTTCATCGCCAGGCGCCGCAATGCAACAGGGGCTACGGGTAGCTTGACGGTTGGGTTGGGCATACCGCTCGGGCTCATTTCATGAGTCATTTCAAACTCGGCCCGCACGGACCAGCCGCACGCCTCGTTTGCGCATTGCAGGTAGGCCACGCGCAGGAAAATGTGGGTGCCTTCGCTGGTGCGAATACGCATGCGGCCCATGCAGTGGGGGCAGACCATTTTGTAGACGCTCACTGGTCGGCCTCCTTGCTGTGTAGTTGGATCGTGGCCAGCACCTCGGCATGGCGAGCGCTCAGGTATTTGCTGTGGGCAGCAAGGATTGCCGCTGCC